ATCTAGAACTAGGAGAATTTGAGATAAGTTTTATCTCTACTATATTTGGTGCTATGAGCGCTAAAGTTAATACGGTTGTCGATTTCTTTTTCGGCGGATCGTCAAAAAAGAATCAAGAACAACAAAAATAAAATTTAATTTAATATGGGTAAAAATAAAGAAGTGGAACTAAAAGTAAGAAAAGAAAAAGTTTCACAAGCACACTTGAAAGAGTTGCAAGATATTGTAAATAATTTAAATGGTATTCAGTATAATATTGGTAAGCTTGAAGGTCAAAAGCATAAAATGCTACATGATTTAGCAACGATGCACGATAAGGTCGGATTGTTGCAAGATACTTTGGTTAAAGAGTATGGTTCTTACGATGTTAATTTAACTGATGGAACTATAAACTGGCCAAAGAATGAGGGATAATATTATAAGAAAAATAACAATAGGTAAAGATTACAAGAATGATTCAATGCATTACGCTGTGAATCAAGAGGTGTATGGTGGTCATAAGATTTGCGATATAGTAGAGGAAGATGATAAGTACTGTATATTTATTGAAAAGGAAAATACGATTATTCCTTGGAAAGACTTTAACAAAAATATGGCTATATCTGTTGAATATAATTTAGAATACTAATGAGACCTTATAAGGATTTTATAGTATCACCTATTGGTGAACGCTATAACAACTCTAAGAAGATTGATGGTAAGGAACTAATACTTAACACCGAAGTTTATAACCATCAATTTGTTAATAGATTAGCAAAAGTAATCGCTACTCCACTATTATTTCAATCACCTATTAACGTGGGTGATGAAGTAATAGTGCATCATAATGTATTTAGAAGATGGCATGATATTAAAGGTAGAGAGAGAAATAGCAGGTCTTATCTTGAAGAAAATAAATACCTTATCACACTTGATCAAATATTTTTATACAAGAATAAAAAATGGAGTTCTACATCAGGATATAGTTTTATAAAACCATTAAAATCTATTGATAAATTTAGTGGAGAAAAAGAAAGACCCTTGATTGGAATTGTAAAATATTCAGATGGAACATTTGATAAAGGTGAACTAGTTGGTTTTAGACCAAAGTCAGAGTATGAGTTTATTATCAATGGAGAAAGATTATATAGAGTTATGAACCATTTTATTGCAATTAAATATGAATATCAAGGAAACGAAGAGGAATATAATCCAAGCTGGACACAAGGCGGTTGAAGAGTTAATCAAGGTTGCTAGAGAAGAGATAGTTGATTCAGACGAGGATATATCAGCAGATAGATTAAAAAACGCTGCAGCTACAAAGAAGCTAGCTATATTTGATGCGTTTGAAATACTAAACAGAATCCATGAAGAGGAAAATATGCTTGAGGGAAAGCCTATTGAAGATGAAAAGAAAAACACCTTTAAAGGATTCGCAGAAGGAAGATCTAAATAATGTATAAACAAACATTATATAAGGTCGTAGAACCTGTAAAGCTAAATACCATTAAAAGACTAAACAAGTCTAAGAAGTGGAAATATGGATATAATAAGGAAAATGATATTGTTATTATATCAAAAAATG